TTGTTGTTAAGCAAAAAGATGCCACTGCTGCTTCAATGGAAAAATCATTCAAAGATTCTCTTGGAGCCGCTAAAGAAATGGTCGCTAACCGTGAAGAAATCATTAAACAACTTCAAGGTCAACAAGGTGGTGGCTCAGCCTTACCATCAGCGGCAGAAATGGCTAAAGAAGATTAAACCTTATTTGTTCAAAAATCTTGAACTAATGAGTTTAATAAAAAATCGCACCCACGCAGCGTAAATGTGGAGTCACTACCATTGTAGTGGTCGAAAGGACAAAAATGGAAAACGAAGAAAACAAAAATCCTAATGTGAACCCAGAAGAGAATCCTGCTGGAACTCCTCCTGCTAGTAACGATGGTAACCCTAATCCAGCTAATCCACCAGAGGCTGGAGGCAATCAAGGCAATCCGCCTGCTACTGAAGACCCAAAACCTGGCGAGGGGCAGTCTAAAGAGGAAGATGCCAAGTTTGCTAAAGAGAGACATGAGCGTGATATCCGCAAAGCAAAGGCTGCAGGCGATGCTGAGGGGTATAAAAGAGCTCGTATCAAATCTGTAGGTGGAAAGAACCCTTACACCGATACTCCTATTGAGACGGATGAAGACTTTGAGTTCTACGAACTTCAAGATGAGGTAAAAGCCAACGGTGGCGATCCAAACAAACCTTATGAAGTTGAAAAACTCCGTAGAGAGAAAGCTGAAGCGGCTCGTAAAGCTGCTGAAGATAGTAGAACCGAACAAGAAAAACAAGATGCTAAGGCTGCCCAAGAGGTTAAAGATTACCTAGATGAAGGGCATACCCAACAAGAACTTCAAGAATACTGGAAAAATCCTAAATTCTCAGAGTTCGCTGAAGATTTACTTGGAGTCGTTCCACTCAAAACCATTATTGCAAAATTCGATAAGGTCTATCCTAAGGAAAATCCAGAAGCCAAAAAGGCTGCTGCGAACAAAGCTTCAAATCCTGGTTCTGCTTCCTCGTTAGAAGACCCAGCACCAAAGAAGAAGATTAGTGAAATGTCCGATGAAGAATTCAAAAAATATATGGAAGACGTAGAGAAGGGTAAGGTCAAAATCGACAGTTAAGAAAGGAGTTCATTATTATGAACGAAGTAAAAATGACATCTGGCGAATTATCACAAGCCCAACAAGAGTTTGTGCAAAAAGCCGTTATGTACGAATTAGGCGGACTCAAAGATGATGTCCTCTTCAGATTCGCAGAAAAAACAAACTTTACCCCAACTTCTGATGAATATTCTTGGAGAATGTACAAGGATCTTCCAGAAACCACAGACCACTTAATCGAAGGTGTTACACCTGAAGGTCTTAAATACTCATTAGTCGACTTTGCTACAAAAGTCTACCAAGAAGGTAACTTTGTACCATTAACCGACAAAATGCTCAAATACGGTCTCGACAAACAACTCGCTATCTCTGGCAAATTACTCGGTAAGAATGCCAAGAACAGAATGAGAGGTTTACTCGCTGCTACCGTGTTCAATGGATTAAACGTCCGTTATGCTCAAGGTCAAGTTGACAGAGCTGCCGTTATCTCTGGCACAAAAGGTATCACTCTTGCTGATATCAATGCTATCAAAGCTGATTTCGTCCGTAGAGGCGTTGAACCAGTCGAAGGTGGCAAATACATCTTCTTAGCATCTCCAGAAGTTATCGCTGATATCAAGAATCTTGATGGCGTTAACAAATCCTGGATTGATGTTGAAAAATATGGTGACCAATCTGGCATCATCAATGGTGAAGTCGGTACCTTCTTAGGCTTCCGTTTCATCGAAACCAATATCGTTCCAGTCGTTAGCACATATGTTCACCTCTGCTTAGCCTTTGGTAAAGAAGCATTCGGTGCTGTTGCTATCGATGGTGAAGACGCTGCTGGTGGATTCGAAGTTATCTACAAGGCTCTCGGTTCCTCAGGTTCTAGCGACCCATTAAATCAACGTGGATCCCTTGGTTGGAAACACGATGGATTCGGTACAAGAATCTTAAGAGACGAAGCAATGGTCAGATATGAATGCTACCACGGTGCTGCAATCGCAAGTCCATTAACTGACTCTTCAAGAATCGGTTATCGTGGTGTCTCTGGTGCCATTACACCAACATTAACTGCTGGTTCAAACATGAGCATCAAAGTCACTGGTAATGTCGCTCCAGGCAACATCCTCAAGATTGAAGCTATTGCTGCAAGTGGCTACCACTTAGCATCAACCGTTTGGACAACAGCTTCCTTCGTTGGCGTTGACCTCATCCAAGGCACAGCTGCTGATGGAGCAATCTTCGTCCAAGTCAAGAAGGGTGCAAGTGCAGTTACAATCGTTGCTGCTAATGCAGTCTCTGACTAGTCTCAGGACTATAAGTTGACACAATAGGCTTTGGGGAGTGAGCCTTCAATCACTCCCTACTCAAAGAAAGGTGGTAATTTCTATGGCAGACAAAATTGTCAAATACGTTCCAGTATTCATCCCAGAAGATGCTTTGAACGAATGGGAAAAAGCCAAAACAGTCACAGTCAATGGTGTTATGTATGCCATTCCAGTCGGTGAAACTGTTGAGGTTCCTGATTTCGTTGCTGAAGTAGTCAACAACTGGTTAGCCGAAACAAAGAAGGCTAAAGAAGAATACAAGAAACGCATGAAAGAACTTGAAGAAGCTTTCAAATAAAAACCTCTGCCGTATGTAATGTACGGCACTACATGGTTCGTTCTAGTGAGTAAGGTGACCACCGCCTTACATTGGTGCAAATCCAATACGAACCGCTAACTAGAAACCAATTTAACAAAGAAAGGACACATTATGAGAATTGCTGACTTAGTAATCAATTGCTTAAAGGAAACATTCCACAACGACGATGCAAACATCACTGTCGCTAATCTTCGTGATGGTTCTTTAGCCAAAAACCCAGAATATGCAACTGAAATAAACAATGTTTTCCTTTCTATCAATAAAGCAGTATCTCGTCTTATTACCGCCAAAAAGGTGGAATTAAAGCACGATGTTTTAACTGCTGATGAATCACAAGAAATATATGATATCTCTTCACTTAAAGATTTAAGAAAAATCCGTAGTGTTTACATTCTTCAAAATGGTAGACCTTACTGGATTGGATGGAGTGTCGTTGGACAAAATATGCTCTATTTAGGCTATGGTCTTAAAGATACCATCCATATCGCTTATGAAAGAAAGATTCCAAATTTCACTGAAAGCGACATCGATAGCGAAGATGATATTGAATCTAAATATGGATTAACTGATGAACTTTGCAACTACATTAACTACTTCGTTAAGAGTGAACTCTTTGAAGCTGTTGATCCAGATAGATGCAAACGTTATCTCAATTACTTCGAACAATTCGTGGCGGAAGTTGATACAAGGGAATCCATCCCATATCAAACAAGCACACAAGCAAGATACAAAATTTAAGGTAAGTGCTTATGAGTACAAAAGATAAATTCAACCTTAATTTAAGAAATGACCAGTATGCAACAAGAAGATTGTTCACTACTGAGTCTTTTGCTGGTGTTGACTTCCAAGAAGCAGAAACCAATCTTGCTAAATATAATGCAAGAGATGCTTTGAACATCATCTTCAAAGATGGTATTGATCAAACACGTGATGCTTGGGAACAAGTAGCCAAAGCAGATGGAAGAGTGAATTCTATCATGAAATTCAAAGCGGAAGATGGATATGAACACATAGTTGCTCATATTGGCAAATTCCTTTATGAAATCTTTAGATTTGGTAGAGAACACTCTTTTTTAGATGCAATCTTTACCAAAATCTCTAACTACGAACTCGAAGATTATAAGTCCTTAATGAGAGTAAGCGGCAAACGTTTATACATCTTAGGCGGTAACAAATACTTAATGTTAAGAATTGCTACAGGCTATGAGCTTTGTGAAGTGGAAGATAGTCAATATACCTATATTCCTACCACTACCATTGGTATTACATATAAGGATTCACCAGTCAATGCTATCAGTGCATATGATGATGTGAACTTAATGACTCAATGGAGAAAAAACAAACTCGTTTCTGGAACATATATTGATAATGGTGTTGATGTCCGTTCTACTCGCTTTTGGGAATGGGATTTCGACACATCAGTTAAACCTAAAACAAAGTCTGATTTGAACAATCTTGAAATTGTTATCAGTTCTTTGAGAAAGGTGGATGCGTAGTATGGCGTCAGTATTTAATAATGTTTCAAATCCTTTGGTATCGATAGGAACCGTTAAAACAGGCACATATGTAAAAGTATCTTTAACTGGAATAAATCCTAACGTTTACACAATATGTGGTATCGGCAGTGAAGCAAACACACCAAGCTACCCAGGACAATATCGTTTTAATGGTTTAGGTGGAATAATTCACTTAAGCAGAGTTACAAATACACCTCAAATTAAAAAAATAAGAATGTATCTAGGAAACACACTCGTAAGAACATATAAGTTTTGGGGTGGAAATATCTTTTGGGTAACATATGATTATCTTGAAACAGCATATAAAACACAATATGACATTCCAACTAGCGATACACTCCAGTATAGAAGTGATGCAGGTAATCCATACTATTACTCAGGAACAGAGTCTGAAGCTTGGGGTCAATTATATAACCCTGGTTATCACAGAATCTATCTTCAAGTTGATTACAAACTGCCACAAGATGACACTTTACACACCGAAACATTTGAAGTCGGATATATTAACGTCCATGATTTAGTATTAAATAGTATTAGATTAAATACATCAGGCGTCACTAACAAATTCTATAAGAATAATGCTTTCAATTATAACAATTTAGGTGTTTCAGCAATTTACCACTACCACTCTGATGTTGGCGGTGGTTATGCTTGTGAATTACCTGTTTCTAATGGCTACTCAGTAAGTTCTCCAGATATGAGTACTGTTGGCGACAAAACTATTACTGTTACTTATGGTGGAAAAACATCATCATATGGCATTACAGTTGTTGGCGTTTCTTCGGTTTTAGAGAACTCGTCATCAAAATTTAGATACTTAATCGATGTATCTAATCCTACTCCAACAGCCTTAACAATCAACTATACTGATGGCACATCAAGGCAAATAACTTCTAATATAGCTTCTAATTTTGCTTGGACAAGCGGTGATTTATCTGCTGTTGGTTCAAGAACATTAGCATATAAGATTTATGATTCTAATACAGGTGAATGGATTGCAAATTCATCTACCAAATATGTTAGAGATGTTGCATCTTTATCTGTTAAAACAAATCCTACAACAACTACATATCAAACAAATGCTACATATTCCAATAATGGTTTAGTTGTTACTGCTAACTATGGTGATGCAGGAACATTTGATATTTCAAAGACATCTTCTCCAGTCAACTGGACTCAAGGTGATATTTCTATCAGCACTCCAAACATGACAACAGTTGGTAACAAAACCGTTACATTCTCATATCGTGGTCAATCCACTTCATATGGAATTACTGTGCATGGTCTTACAAGTGTTCGTTTATATGTACCAGAAAGTCTTAATAAGCACTTACGTGGCGATTTAGTCACATCTTTAACTGATGGATTAAGAGTTTTCTATACTTGCTCAGATCAAGCTGAAACTGAATTATCTTTATCGTCCACCAAAGTGTCTATTGATACATCAGGTGTAAACGTTGGTGTTAATGGTACATACAACGTTAGAGTTACAGTCACCCACGAAGGCAATAGCATCACTGAAACATATCCTGTTCAAGTTTATTCTCTTGAATCGCTTTCAGTTAGTGGCTTTAAGAGTGAATTCGTGCACACAGGAACCGCTCCAACATTCTCTGTTGGTGGTTTAGTCGTTACAGCTCATTTTTCCGATGGTTCCGAAAGAGAACTCGCATCAAATGAATATACTGTTTCTGCTCCTGACAACATGAACGTTGGCAGTCACACAGTCACAGTTACATCTACTGTTGGTGCTACTCAATCAGTTACATATACAATTCAAGTTGTTGAAGACTATCCAGATGCTATCGTTAGTGTCGATTTAAGCGGTTGGAACGCAGTTCACTCTCAAGGCGATACATTCTCTAAACAAGGAATTATTGTTAAAGCACACATGCACTCTGGTGTTGCTGAAAAAGAAGTTGACTTTGATACATCTTTAGATGGTCAAGTATTCGGTACTGATATCACAAGTGCCACTACCACCTTCTCTATCTATGTCGACACAAACGATCCAGAGAATCCTTTAGAAGTCGCATACAATTCAAATAAAATTCTCAATAGCGGAACACTTACCGCTAAATACGATAAATTAAATTCAATTAGTGTTAATGCTGGTAGTTCAACTGGTTTATTACGTTGGACTAGAGCAGGTGAAGAATTCACTGATTGGATTAACGATAATAACCACATCACTGTCACCGCATCATATGAATATGGTGGTAACAAGACTATCGCTCGTGGTCTTTATACATTGTCTAAACAACCTGGTGAAGTTTGGACTAAAGATGATATGGGTGATAATACCATCACGGTTTCATATAAGGGTAAAACAGCCACATATACCGTTAGAATTTCAGTCTTAAATGGTATCTCTATTACAAGTTCAAGAAGTCCAAACAAATTCAATAGAAATGAAGATTTAGATTTAACTGAGCTTACTATTAGACGTTTCTACACACATGACGGAGAAAACGATGAGCCTGGTTCAATGGTATTGGACGACATCTCCAAAGTCACCATTACTGGTCATTTAGGAATGACTCCAGACAACAATGATGGTAAGACACACAATGTCAACTTCTCATACACTGAAGCTGGTGTCACTAAAACAAATTATTTGCAAGTCACTGTTAAGGCACTATCAAGTGTCACTTTAAGTGTCAATAAACTCGCTGTTAACTATGGCGAAAACTTTAGTTTAGTTGGACAAACATTAGCAGTCACATTTAACGATGAAGATGCTTATTCCTTAACTATCAATAGCGGCAATACAGTCACTATCAATAGCGTTGTTTATCCACTTGCTATCAGTCTTGATTCTCCAATTATTAGAAACAAGATCGAAGGTGTCACAGTTGGTATGTCCTTTGGCGGTGAAACAAAATACGCTACATTAACAATTCATTGTATCTACTTAGATTCAATTGATTTAGATGCGTCTTATTACACTGGTCAAACACTCTTTGCTGGTGAAGCCATTGATTTAAGCAAGTTCTCAGTCACAAAGACTATTGCTTCTACTGATACAGACGATTCCAATTATCCAGTCGAAACCGATATTACTGATGATGTCCAATTCTCGATTAGTGATGGACAAATCTTGATGGTTGGTAATAACACAATTGGTGTCTCTTATACTCAAGGTGTTGGTAATACTCAACAAAGCAAGTCTGACAGCGTTACATTAACCGCAAATCAAATTGCCTTACAATCTATCAACACTACTGGCACAGATGCAGATGATCTCACCGCTATGCTTTCATACGTTGAAGGTCAAAACTTATCTCTTGCCGATTTAGTGGTCAATGCCGTATTTAATAAAACAGCATCAAATAGAACATTAGATTTAACTGAATGTAAAGTTTATATAAATACTACTGAAGTATATTACACTCAAGCAGTGTCTTTAGATGATAATGGCAAGAGTTTAATTGTTGCTTATACCTATGATGGTGTTACAAAGACTGTCACAGTTGGCACACTCACAGTTATTGCTAAAGTCTTATCAAGCATTGCCATTAGAGCGTCATCCACACATAAAGTCAATTATTTAGTTGGTGACAAATTCTCCACCGCTGGATTATTCATTGAAGCTACATACAATGACGGATATGAAGAAGTTATTTCCAGTGGATTCACTACCGACTTTGATGCCTATAAGTCAAATGCCTTTACTGGTTCTGATATTGGCGATGAACAAGAAGTCACTGTTTCTCTCACTGTTGCTGGTGTCACATGCACCACCACATATGAAATCAATGTTGGTAAACCAGCTTTACAATCCTTAAGATTCGATACTTCCTTAATCAACTTAAATGTCACTAACGGAAGCACATTCTCGCTTACTGGATTAAAGGTCTATGGCATCTTCGAAAACGGATATGAAGAGCAATTAACATATACCGCTCCAGATATTGCAACTGAATTAAGTTATAACGGAGACAACGAAGTATCCTTCGCATCTACTAACTTAGGTGTTAAAGAAGTCACAATTAGTTGTTCCAACCCATACGATAATACTCAATTAGCAGTTACTAAAGCATTAGAGGTCACAGTTACTCCTAACTTAGAACTTGTTGATATCAAACTCGAATTCGATATGGAACAAGACCCATATAATTACAGAGTTGGTGATACATTTAATGGCAAAGGTTTGATTGTAAAAGCATTATTCAAAGATACTGACTGGATGGCGGTCACTGGTTATGAAACAAGTAATCCTACACTTGGATCGTTACTCCGCTCTGGTGGAAGATTAACCGTTAAAGTCATCTATACATCTCAAGGTGTTGTTAAATCTCAAGAATACACTATCGTAGTTGCAATGCCGTATGACAGCGGTATCGTTGAAGAAAATACATATAAGGTCGCATTCAATGTTGCAAGTGTCACACATGAAGAAGCCGCTATTGAATTCTCAGACACTACACAACTTCCATTATTCCACGCTAACCAAGTCGCAGTTGATAATAACCAAGAACACGATACATACGGCTTAAACATCTACACAGGTGCTGATGCTGATAACGATTGTGTCGGATATCTCAAACTTGGTGCGACAAGTGAAGTGGATGGCTCAGTCATTGAAAATGGCAAATTAGTGTTATTCGATGACCCAGTAAATCCAATTGATGGAGACGGCAATATCGTTGCAAAATTCCCACATTATGTCTCTGGATACGCGGATAGAATCAACAAATGCCATTTCGGAATTATCTATAACAAGAGATTGTTCGTAAGTGGCAACCCAGATTATCCAAATATCGACTGGCACTCATCACAAGTCAATTCATCACAAGTTGAAAACTACGACACTGATGAAGATAGAGACCTAACATACTTCTCTGACTTAGACTACTGCAAATATGGCAGTGAGAACTCAGCAGTTAAAGGTTATGACATCTATCGTGATGGTACACTCCTAGTCTTCAAAGGCAAATCTCAACACGAAGCCACCATCTATACAAGAACTAAGCAATTAGTTAATGCTTCAAGTTATGACGGCACAGTGGTTGATGAAGGTCAATTAGCGGAAGAAGCATATCCTTGCTTCGAAGTTAATCCAAATGGCGGCTCTGGAGCAGTAAGCAACTACTCAGTAATCAACTTTGTTGGTGAAACCTTAGTGTTTACAAGAGATGGTCTTAAAGCCATTACCTCTAAAGAAACAACTCTTAATAACGCGAAATACACATATGATGTATCCTCGCACATAAATAATAAATTACTAAAGAATAGTGATTTAGATTACGTATTCCTTGCTCAGTATAAAGAGAAATTACTCTTAAGAACTGATGAAGGCATCTATATTGGAGAATTCAAGCTCAGAGATGAAAACAGCGAATACGAATGGTACTTCTGTAACAACATCAATGCTTACCTCTTCTTCGAAATAGATGATGAACTCTACTTCTCTGATAAACAAGGTAACATCGCTCGATTTATGAAAGATGATTCCATTATCAGAAAAGATAAGCCAAGAACATATGTTGGTCTAGGTGGCACTACTCTCTCAATCGATTCCAACACTGATGAAATCGTTGTCTCACAGACATACGCTGACAAAGTTGTTGAAGGTAATGAATTCCACTTATTAAGTAAGATATCCGCAATTACAGGCAATGTAACTGATGAATCTCAAGTTTATGCCAAGATGGGTAACTTCGTGAATAAGAATTACCGCGACAATCAACTAAGAGATGCAATGTCCGCATTCGATCAAACTGCTTGGGAAGGTGTTATTGATGCCGATAATCAAGTAATCATCTTAAGGTCATATACCGCAACTGGTGAAATCAACTATGACAAAACTGGAGATGACTTACTACTCTTCCCAACATACAAATGGGTATATCTCGATAATATCGTTGGTGATGTCGTTAGTGTCGCAGCCGATAGACCTTACCAAATTAAGAGAATTCAATCCAATGATCCACTTGAATACAAATTCATTCTCATTGATGAACTCAATAATCAAATCGATTTAACAGGTATTATCTCAATGCGTATGAGCTTCAGAGTCAATGAAGTTGCAGTCGCTTATATCACTGATGTTGCCAATGCTACTGGTGGCGGAAAGAAATTCAAAGTCGGTCTACCACTCAAGAACGAAGGATATGTCAAACTCGATCTCATTAAATACATGAGTAGAGAAGGAACATATCAAGGTGTCATCACTGAACATGTCAATGTCCATTCCTACTTTATTACCAAACCATTCGATTTAGGTAATCCAGAGTTCGAAAAGACGATCTATAAATGGACAATTATTAACGATAGTTCGATAGCCTCAGCAATGAATGTCGGATATATCGCAAGTCGTAAATATGCTGATTTCAATGTAGCGGTCAAGGAAATTGGCGGTGCAAGACAATTGGTGTTCGATGGTCTCAACTTCGAGAAAATCCACTTCACCAATGATAAACTTCCACACATTTACGATAAATTCAAAACGCTACCAAGAGTCGGATTCATTAGATTTATCTTCTCTAATGATGAAGGCACAAGAATGGTCTTATCTAAATTAGATATAGTCTACTCAATAAGTCTACTAATGAAAGGAGTCAGATAATTATGTCATATGAACAAGAACGAGCCAGATTGACTCAATTAACTCCAAAATCGCTCCCTGGGAATGCTGCTGAATCAGGACTAGGGGCTGACCTAATTCAAGAGAAGTTCTATGCAGGTATCTTCTACTTGCACGACTTACTTGAAGATGTAAGGACAGCATATGCGGCTGCGGATACAACGTTAGGTGCCAGTATCGCATCACTTGATGCAGCATTAACCGCCTTAACATCGAGAGTGTCAACACTTGAAAACGACACACTAAACTATGCGAGATTGATGGCACAAGTCAC